GAACTCCGAGCTTGCGCCTGGCCTTGGCCAGGTACACGGTCACGGCCTCCGGTCCGACCGTGCGTCCGGTCATGCGCGTCATGGACAGGGACGATCTGTCGAGGTCGTAGCCGTGGTCGTACAGCGACATCGCCAGCCCCTCCATCGGCGACAGCCCGTCGTCGAGGATCCTGCGCGTCATCTCTATGCGGATGGCCGTCTCGGTCTCGGCGTCCATCCTGTCCACGGGCGCGATGTCGAAGCTTCCGCGCTCCGCGATGCCCTCGATGCTGCCGATGATCTCGTCATCGCTCGGAAGGCGGTCGCCGAAGCTCCTGCCTAGGTGGAGGTCCAGCTTGGAGCCGTCCTCCCTGTCGATGTCCAGCTCGTCGGCGATTCTGGATCCGAGCGTTCCGGTCATCTCTCTCACTCCTCGTCCGTTTCGGTGAAGTCCTTGACGCATCTCCCCTCGGGGTCGCACACCACGAACACCGCTCCTTGGTCGTGGGTGATGTATGTCCTGCGCTCGCGGGTGGTCAGGTGATTCCACTTGTACTCCGCGGCGTCGAGGGCCTCCTCGACGGTCTCGAACTCGTAGACGTTTCCGCAGTTTCCGTTGTACTCCTCGAAAGTGTAGCTCATTCGTCTCATGTCCTGCAGGTTCTTCCCTGCAATTTCTATATGGCAATTCGAGTATATAATACTATTTGCTGTTTAGAAAATACCCTCCCTGTAGGGAGGTAAGCGGTTTAGGGTTCAGGTCCGGGGACGGCTCACTGCTGCTCTTCGGTCTTGGCCTTCGCCTTGGCCTCTCTCGCGTCCTTGGCCTTGGCCTTGTCGCGGATGCACTCCACGAAAGGGAGGGAGAGGAACTTGGATCCTCCGAGGCCCACGACGACGCTGACGACCAGTGCGAAGGCGTTGCACAGTCCGGAGGTCACGACGACGCCGGAAGCGTCCGCGTACCATCCGATCAGCGCGAGGGATGCGATGACGCACACGGCCACGATGGCGATGTTGCTGGAGAGGTAGGACAAGCCGTAGGCGATCTTGCCTCCGTTCCTCCTGGCCAGCTCCTTGTCCTGCTCGTAGTATCCCGGGAGGGATACGGCGAGGGTGCAGATCAGCCCGATGGCCATGGCGATGACCATGGTGACGGGAACGAACTCGGCGGGGACTCCGAGGATGTACTCGGATGCCGCCTCAATCTCAGATGCCACTCTATCGACTCCTATGATGATGACGATCTCGACGGCCGTGCAGACGCTCCGGGCCGTCCATGCGAGACGGGAGCGGAGCGACCACACGGCCATCGCGATCAGGGTTTTTCCTGGGTGCCCTCCTGGAGCTTCGCGAGCTTCTCGGCCTTCCTCTTGTCGGCCTTGGCCTTCGCCTTGGCCTTCGCCGTCTTGTAGTACAGCGGAGAGGACGGGACGACCATGAGCGCGCCTGCGACGAGGACGACGAAGACGATGACGACCATCGCGATGCGTCCGGAGGCGGACTCGAGGAACCCGGGTTCGGCGGGCGCTGCAGGAGCGACCTCCCTGTAGACGGCGGTGACGGTCTCGTCCTGCGTCCAGACATATGTCAGCGGGTCGATGTAGCCCGAGGACCCTGCGACGAGCCATCCCTGGAACTCGAATCCCTCGCGGGCGGTGTCCGGGAGGGAGATGCTGTCGCTCATCTGGACGATGGGCGCCTTGCCCTCGACGATGAAGGTGATGGTGTAGACGGGTGCGACCGCCTCGACGGCGGTGACGGTCAGGTCCGCGACGACGGGCTCTCCCGCGTAGGTCCAGGAGGAGTAGCCCTCGGGAAGCTCGGGGATGAGCTCGGCGGGGATGACGGTGCCCTCCAGGACGGACACGGAGCCGACGGTCTCCTCTCCTGCCATGAAGACGACGGAGTAGACGGGGATGGGCTCCAGTCCGATCTCGATGTCCGCGGTGACGGGCGCGGAGATCTTGGCGACCTCCCAGCGGACGTCTCCGAGGGCCTCGGGGATGGCGGGAGCCTCGACGAGCTGTCCGTCCTCGACCTTGACGACGGTGTAGCCCTTGTCGCCGTAGGCGGTCTGTCCCCATGCGAAGGTGACGCCGTGGTAGACGATGGGCACGGCCTCGACGGTCGCGTCCGCGGTGATAGGCAGGGCGAGGTCGACGGACCAGCCCTTGCAGCCCTCGGGGAGGGCGGGAATGCTCTCGGAGGGGATGACGGTCCCCTCGGGAACGGAGACGGTCGCGAGGACCTCCTCTCCGCTGACGAAGGTCACGGTGCAGACGGGCACGGCGACCGCATGGAGGGTCGCGGGTCCGAGGACGGTGTACGGGAAGGCGACGGTCCTTCCGGACTCGTCGGCCCACGCCTTGTATCCCTCGGGGAGGGCGGGCGCGTCGATCTGCCCGCCGTATCTGGCGGACCTGATCTCGGAGGACTCTCCGACCCGGAAGACGATGTCGTAGACGACGGGCTCGAAGACGGCGTTGAAGACGGTGTCGGCCTTGAGCGTCGCGACGTAGGCGGGGATGTCCGCGCTGGAGACGGTGCGCACTCCATCGGACCATCCGATGAAGTCGTAGTGCTCCTTGGTGGCGTCCTGGACGCTGAAGACGGCATTCGTGGCGTAGGTGCCGACGGTCACGCCGTCGACGACGAAGATCATGGTGTAGATGGGCTCCACGACCATCTCGTAGGTCGTGGTCTCTCCTGCGGTCCCGGTGATGGCGGACAGCTCGACGACGGGCTCTGCGTCGCCGATCCTGAATCCCTTGAGGATGAACTTCTCCCCCTCTCCGACGGCGATCCTGCCGTCCTCGACGGTCAGGGCGATGCCTGCGGATGCGGAGAACGCTGCGATGTCGTCGGCGTCGATGGCGGACCCGTCGGTGACGAAGGTCTCGGAGACGTCGCCGTAGGTCAGGACGATCTCTGCATGGGCGGAATCGATTGCGAAGACGGGGACCACGGTGACGTCCCCTGCGAAGCCGTAGGTCTGTCCCGGGGTGTAGACGGCGGAAGACGCCGAGTCCCTCCAGGACTTGAATTCGTAGCCCTCGGGGGCCTCGAAGCCGAGGTCTGCAAAGGCCTCGAAGACGTAGCTCCCGTCCTCCGCGGTGGTCTTGACGATCTGGGATCCATCATAGGCGTAGGTGACCTTGGACCCCGTGGCCCCCTCGGACGCGTCGGCGATGATGCCGATGCCCGCGAGGACCATGACCGCGACCGCGATGACGGCGAGCGATTTGGCGGTTGTCATGACTAGCTCCAATCCCCGCAGAGGGACGGGGATGGAGCTTTCACGGCTCGAATGGATATTTAAGGCGCATTCGGGGCCTTGTCGCGCTCCCTGGCTGACAGATAGGCGGAGTTGACCGCCCTCCGATAGTCCTCGGCGACCTTGCGGAAGCCCTCGTCCCTCATGCAGATCTCGTTGATGACGCGGGTCTTCTCGTCGCTCATGCGCCTCCGCGCCTCCTTGACCCCGGGATCGTCGCGGACCGTCTGCTCCATGACGGCGAAGAGCTCGGCATCGACGGACGGCCTGGAGTCCATCTCGTCGAAGCGCTTCTTGAGGTCGTCGAACTCCTGCATCTTCTTCATCAGTTCGGGCAGATAGACGCCGTTCTTCTGCAGATCGGAGAACGCGGCGTAGTTCTCGACCTCCTGCGCAGGCGTGAGCCTGGATTGGCCTCTGACGGCCTCGATTATGTGATCATAAGCCACTTTACCCCTCCGAAACGAGCACTTAACGCCGTTCGACGCGTCGAAAAGCGGTTTAGAGGTCGGGCATCGTCGCGCCCGACCAGTCGGCCTCAGGATAGGCTTCCCGTGCCCGAGAAGGCCGTGGAGCCTGCGGTGCCCTGAAAGGCGATGCTGTCCTTGCCCTGGATGGCGTTGAGGATCGCGAGGGTGTTCGCGGTGTCCCTCTGCTCGGCGAGCTTGTCGCGGAGCGCCTGTATCTCGCGCTGGTCCTCGCGCTGCTTGATGGAGTTGAACTCCTGGGCCAGATAGGCGTTCTGGCTCGCGAACTGCGCTTGGATGAGATTGTCCTGCGCGCTCTGCGTCGCCTGGATGAGGTAGCGCGTGTCCTGGATGTCGGCCCTGGTCTGGCATCCCTGCCTCTCGATGTTGCGGTTGGTGTCGCAGCAGCACGAGGCGAGCTGGGACTGGATGGCGTTCTGCGTCTGCTGGACCTCGGTCCTGATGTTGCAGCAGCAGGACTGGATCGCGTTGATGATGCTCCCCTGGTTGACGGCGAGCTGCTTGTCCACGCCTGCAAGGGCGGACTGGATCGCGTTGCTGTCGCAGTTGAGGGTCTGCGCGAGCTGTGCGACCGCCTCGCGGTTGCCTCCGATGGCGTCGAGCATCCTCGAGTAGTTGGCTTCGTTGACCACGGTGCGGTCCACTCCCGCCACTCCGTTCTCGGCATTGCGGTTCCAGAATCCGCCGTTGCCTCCCATGAGGATGATCAGGAAGAGCAGGATGAGCATCCCGCCGTCGCCTCCCCAGTCTCCTCTGTCGCGTCTGTCGTTGAGCATCGCCACGATCCCGGGGTCGATGCCCTGGCGGTTGAGCATCCCCGCCAGAAGTCCCGAATCGAATGATTCTCCCATTTTCTCTCCTCCTAGCATCCTGATGATAGAGTCGGTGTCGTGTCCGATGTCGGAGATCATGTCGTGCTCCCACGACTCGTCCTTGTCGTCCATGTCTCGCCTCCTGCCGTCTCCGGCAATGATAGGACGGGTCGTGCGCTTATAAGCGGGTCCTAGGACGGCTTTAAGAGGAGTCGGGGGATTCGGTGCGGTAGGTGTAGGTCGGGAAGCGCTGCTTGGAGCATCTCTAGATGTGCTTGCACGCTCCCCGACGGTCGTACACCCTGAAAAGATCCTTATGGCAGTACGGACAGAAACGCGGGATCCCCGCGATGTTTTCGTACATGGAAATAGAATCGCCCAATCAGACATTTAAAGGGAATCCGGGGGATCCTCTCCCCCTTGGTTTCAGAATGGGTTTTCAGGGAGCTTGGGATACTCGACAGCCGCCGGAAATTCAACCTGATTCACTGTGGTTCTGACGGCCATCTTGTACTCGCGAAGAGCTTGCAGATATGCGCCTCCGCTTGCACCGGTCGCGACGTGGTCCTCCGCCTCTGCTATGCAAACATCGGCTTCATCAAGTCTGGCCGATCTCTCAATTCTTCTGAGCTCGGCATCCCATTGAGCTCCGTCTGGAAGAATCCCAGCACGGATGCACTCATACTCTCCGCTTTCGAAGCGGTATTGCGTATAGACGAACTCGGTTGTGCCTGCTCTCTCTTCGTTTTCACGGCTCTCCTGCCGGATGTTGCAGTTGACAAGCGTGATCGTAGGCCCTGCAATCATAGCAGGGGGCCTCGATTCAGATCTCGATTGAACGATTTCCATTGCATTCCTCCAGTAGTGGATAAACGGTTTGAGCTCCTAAGTAATATCCGTCACACCATTTCAGACATCCGTTATATGCTGCCAATACGCCCCTATCATGGGCATCGGGTTCATGGCCTTCTGCCCACCTGCGTCTGATGCGACGGCACGCACGCTTGAGCCTGAGCTTGGTGCGCTTGCGTAGGATGCAGTGGTCGGGATAGGTGACGTACCCGACCCAGTCTATCCCCTCTGTGACGGGGCGGATGCACCAGTTTTCCTTGACCTCCAATCCCCACGGCGTGATGACATCACGAATCCTCGCCAGCACCCTGCGGAGCCATGGCTTGGACCATCCGAGGACCACGATGTCGTCCATATAGCGGAGGTACCATCTGCAGTGATAGACCTCCTTCATGTAGTGGTCCAAATCCGATAGGTAAAAGTTGGCAAAATATTGCGACGTGTAGTTGCCTATCGGGAGGCCTGACAGAGGATACTCATAGATGATCCGACGACAGAGATCGAGGACATCAGGGTCCTTAACCCGTGTCTCGATCTTGGCCATCATCACATCCTTGTCGATAGACGGGAAGAATTTGCGGATGTCGATCTTGAGGTAGTATTGGGCCTGCGGATCCCGGAGACGGCATACCTCCCTGATGTAGTGGTCGGGGTTCGCATCGACCATCTGCACGTCCGGACGGCGGGATTTGCCCTTACGGGCGTTCTGATAGGCGAGCTTGACGTTGTCGTAGCTGATGAGTGTTCTCCAGATGTTCCCTAATCTCTTGGTCATGTTATCGCCTTCAAGCGTCGAGCGTCCTTTCCCGGATGGTACTAGACCGCTTTCCGCAGATTCTGTTTCGGCAAGGGCCGGGGTCATGATCGGATTAGGTGGTGATTTGATAACGGGATTGACTTCCCGGGCTTGAAGGCCAGACGCGCTCCGTTGTTCGAGTCCGAGTTGGACAGGGAATTGCTCGCATTGAGGCAGGACGGACCCGCGCTGCCATTCGACACATTGTCCGAGTTGCCCCCAACGTTACCGAGATGATTCCCAATAGCGCGTCGCTTCCGACCAGACCTGTCCATTTTTGGACTGTGAGCTGTGAGGGGGCTTTCGCCCCGAGTGATGGTTTAAGGGGTTTGGATTGGAGGTGGTTCGTGTCGCGCGAGGACGCGCTCACAAGTCGAATACGAAGGCCAGACGCGCTCCGTTGTTCGAGTCCGAGTTGGACAGGGAATTGCTCGCATTGAGGCAGGACGGACCCGCGCTGCCATTCGACACACGGCCCGAGTAGCCCCCAACGCGACCGAGGTATAGATCCAGGGTGGACGTCGACCACATATAGTCGCATTGATGGGTCGTGCTAGACCCGCCTGTACCTGATCCGATCCCCCAGAATGCACCCGAGGAATTCAAGCCTTTTTGCCATCCAGATGCGGTTGGGAATACGGTGTTCAACTTTCCTGCTGATATCGCATCCGTCGGGATTCCACTCTGCCCGGCGTAGATGGTGCCGGCGCCGTTGTTGATGAAATCATCAATGAATTCAAACTTGTACCCCCATGGATTCTCGATGAGTGCCTTGACACTCGTGGATGTGCTAGATGTTGTCGACGAAGATCCTGCCCAGAGCCCCATTTTATCGCACAGTCCTTGTCCCGCCGAGCCGTTGTAGGTGAAACCGCCCTGGCCGATCGCGACCTGTCCATTGAAGCTCTTCGCTGCGAAGAGGTACAGATGCCACCAATCCCTCCACTGATGGAAATTCCATAGCATGGCCTTTCCATTCTTAACCGGGTTCGCCGCCGCATATGTGCGGAAAGTCGAACGTTTTATGTTCGCACTCGATGCCTTGCCTGAGAGGGACATGAGCTTGGTGCCGTTGACGTATCCTTCGTAGACTCCTATCGCCTCGAATTGGAAGGTGTGGCCGTCGATGGTTGCGCCATATGCCGTCCCCGACTCTGAGGTTGTGCCGATCGTCACGCTGGACGACGTGCCCTTGCGGAAGAGTGCTGGGAAACAGAACATCGTGTTTTCCGACTGGATGGCGGATGTTCCGCTGGCATCCCTCCAACCGCCGCCCCCGTCCTCGTCCCAAAGAGCGATGATCTGCGTGAGGTCCTTCGGGTTGAGGAGCTGGTGCAGTGTCCCCTCGGCATCGAACGTCGCATAGAAGCAACTGTCCAGCAGGGGATTGGAGGAGGACCCGTCGGCGTTCATGTCCCATGAGCCGAGCGTTCCGCACCTCCCAAGCGAGCTCGGAGGGGAGCTGACGGGCGTGAATCCCGCACACCCCCCAGTATAGGTAAGGCATCCCTTCGGGTCGGTAGAGAATGTTGAGCTGTTGAAGGACATCCCGAAACTGACTGTGTTGATGGTCGGCATTCTGGCCGACATATCCACATGGATCAGAAGGCGATCGATAACGACAGTTCTCGTTTGCCTGCCTATCGAGAACGTCCACGTCGACCCTGTGGCCAATCCGTCGAACTCTGCGACTGAATCCGCTCCCGACACGGCGGTCATCGTGTTAGAGCCTGATGTGGCCGTGACCGTCACTCCCGGGTCGGAAGTCGTGACGTACACGACGGTCTTGACGTCGGGATATTGGAAGAGGTCGAAATAACACCATATCACACCCGTCGAGTTCGCGACGAAGGTCTGCGGGCTGTCGTTATAGTAATTGCCCTGATGGGTCAATGTCGCTGTGTATGTCGCGCCCGAATCCACCAGCAGATCCGCACGCCCCGTTGCGTCGGCCTCGGCCGTATAGCTCTTGCCCGTGGCCGTCACGGTCCATGAAGCCGTCGAAAGATTCTGTCTGTCAACAGTGTTGATCGAGAGATGCACCAAGCACTTTCCCGCTGGGACGGTCTTCGACCCGCCCCCCATGAATGCTCCTACAATTGTCATAGTCTCCTTATTCCGTTTCAGAAGCTTCCCACATGATAACAGGGTTGAGATCGATGGTCGGCTTGGTCCCGACCGCTCTGACCGTGATGCTGGTCCCATCGATGGTGGATACGCTGATGATGGCATCCGCCATCGCCAGCACCGCGGCGTCGGTCATTCCATCATGCGGTCCGATGACCGCGTTGGCAGGCGTGCCCGATAGGGTCACGGTCTGCGTCCATGGACCGCTTCCGGCCCAGCCGTTCTTTGTCAGATTAATCGTTTCATGCATCGGCAGTCCCTCCAGACTTATCCTTATCGGCAGGTCGGCCGTAGGGCGGGCCTGCAGTGCGTAGATGCGGACCTTACGGTCCGATACGTGCCTCACGATCAGAGAGGCATCGTATTCGGCCATGCGCTGCTCTATCGTCGCGATGTGCGGGAGATAGGCGACGGCCTCCGTGGACATCATCACCGCAGGCATGGCCAGATCCTGATGGTAGGGCCCTGTGCCCTGCCAGTCGGATGCGAACAGCATCGCGGTGTATGTGACCAGGGTCTTGCCGGCTGGAATCCTCTCGCCGATGCCCCCCATTGCTGTATAGAGCGTCCAGAATCCGGATTCCCAACGCTCGAAGTCGACGTAGGACACGCTGCGACCGCTTGCCCATGAATCCTCCAGCGGGATGGCGATGCCGAGCTGGGAGGCCACCGTCGCCAGCAGACGCTCCAGCTTCTGCGCCTCGTCGTAGCGGAACTGCGATGTGCGGGACGTCTCGATGAACTCGGTCGTCTGGATGCCTGCCTCGATGGCCAGTGCATTGGCGTTGAACTCCACGCGGTTCATGTCGAGCCATGTGAAGAACTCGCCTTCGTCACCGTCCCACATCTTGCACATCAGCTCCGGCAGAGTCATAGACCCGTCACCCCTATCTCGATGTCCGTGCTCGGTTTGGCCAGCATCGCGCGGAGCGTGACGGTCGCTCCGCTCGTCTTGCAGACATGGATGCCGCAGGATGCGAACTCCTGCGACGATTCGGCAGACGAACCGCTCGCAGGCCCGCACATGGCGGTCCTGAACGATCTGCCCATGCCGACTTCTGCCAGCCACGGACCGCTCCCAGCCCATGAGGAGGCTTTGACCTTGACACGGGCGACGGGTGCGACCGCGCCGGCGATGATGCGCAAAGGGATGTCCCTGGTCGGCTTAGTGCCGAGAGCGACGACCTTCACGCGCCCCGCCTGCGGGACGGATGCGCGGAGGATGCCATCGTACTCCGCCATGCGCTGCTCCAATGTCATCGCGTGGTCTCCGTAGATGATCTGCTCGCCAGCCGGTGCGATGTCGGATGACACTGCGAGGGTCTGCGTGTATGGTCCGCTTCCGGTCCATGAGGATGCGGACAGCGTGTAGATGCGCGCCCACGCTTCTTTCAGGGCGACCGATACGAGATATGCGGCGCCCGCATCCGACGGATTCGGCGACAGTCTTATGCCGCTGACGACCGACCCTGCGATGTCCGTGCTCACGATATGTCCTCGACTGAGATCAGATTCGGCTGGCGGAAGCGGTCGGCGCCCATGGACCACGCGATCTCGATGGTGTTGATGCCCACTGCCGTCGGAGTGATACGGAAACGGCACCTATGCCCATCCTCGTCGATGGACATCGTGCCCGCCTGTGCGATGGATTTGTCCGGCGCGATGACCCGGTAGGTGGCTGAATCCACCTTGCGGGTTTCGTCCTGCGGGTCCGTGATCTCGAACACCAGCTCGAAGCTCTCGTCGATAAAGGCGCGTTGCATGCTCATCCCTCCGCCAGAGGACAGACGTGGGCGCGGAGGACGCATGCAGGCCTCGACGTCCCGAGTTGGACCGCGAGAACGTCGCGACCCATCATCGAGGCTTCGATGCGTGCGATGGTCATGGAGACGGCTGGGGGGCGTCTTGCCAGCATGATGCAGTCGCATCCGCTGTCCAGCCACCTCCAGCATTTGATGGCTCCTCCCGCCACGGTGATCAACGCGGCGCGATAGCCGACGTTGCCCGCCTCGTCCTCGGCCCAGAACTCGCAGATCAGCTGGCCTGTGAGGCTGTCCGGGATCGGGAAGCACCAATCATCTCCATCGTGGGTCAGGGGCAGGACCTCCCGGCCCTGGACCCTCCCCCACACATCCGCGACCGCCATCAGTCGTCCGTCGCCGTGACCTTGATGACGTAGGTCTTTCCGCCGTCGACGGGGTTGGGAGTCAGCTCGATCTTGGTGATGACAGGCGCTCCGGTGTCCAGGACGACGGTCCTCGTTACGGTCGAGGTCTTGCCCGCGGAGTCGGTCGCGGTGATCGTGATGGTGTTGGAGCCTTCGGAGAGGTCCACGGTCTGGGAGAACGCTCCGCCTCCTCCGACCGTCGGAGTGTAGCTCTTGCTGCCGACCTTGATGGTGATGGTGACAGGAGAGGATGTGGCGTCGTTGGTGGTTCCCGTGACCGCGATGGTGGCCACATTGGTCCTCTTGTTGTCCGCAGGAGCGGTGACGTTGAGGGTGGGAGGCACGGTGTCCACGGTGAAGGAAGCGGAAACGCTTTCGGACTGGTTGCCGTCGAAATCCGTTCCGTAGACTGTGACGGTGTGCGCCCCCTCGGATAGAGCGGTCGAGGGCGTGTAGGTGCATGTCGCGGTGCTTCCCGAAACGGTGACGGCGGACGATGCCAGGGCCACGGCGTCTCCGCTGTCGATCTTGATGAAGCACTTGGCAGGGTTGACTCCCGAGCCTGCGTCCGTCACGGTGAATTTGATGGTCGGCTTGGCGTTGGTGATGTACGCGCCGGAGCCGGGAGATGTGATGGCTGCGGTGGGCTTGGTCTTCTCGAGGACCTTGAGCTTCAGGACGTTCCCCCAGGTCCCGTCCGTGGTGTCGACCGTGGTGACGTTGCCTGCGTCGTCGGTGACCTTGACGACTCCGGGGTAGTATCCGAGATTCTTGGCATTGGCCCCTACTCCGGGACCCTGTCCGGAGTTGTTGGACCCCGATGTGGCGGACGGTGCGGTGACCGTCGCGGAGTAGACGCCGTCGGTGCCCTTGGTGAGGGTGACGGTCTCTCCGTTTAGCTGAAAAGTGACGCTGGCGATCGTCATAGGGGAAAAAACCCCCTATGACGATATTTAAGGGGAATTCATTCAGGCGTCCACATGGGACGACCCCATGTGTAGCCCGTGTCGACGATGCGGATGACGAACTCGGGATCTCCGTCGTTGACGACGGATGCCGTTGCGAGCTCGGGATGCTTCGCGACGTCTTCGGGCACCTCGAAGGCTGCGATCATCGTGGCCCTTCCGCCCTGCTTGATTCCGACGCCTCTGTCGGAGCCCTTCAGATAGGGCGGATTCACCTGCTCGTAGGTGACGCCTCCGCTCGTCAGGGTCCAGACGAGGTCTCCTCCGTAGCCGAGGCTTACAGGAGGCGCCGAGTCGTTGATGGCCATGTAGCACACGAAGAGATAATCCATGCCCTCGCTCGGATAGTGGGTGACCTCGTCCGTTCCGATGTAGTTGGGGTAATAGTAGATGTCATAGTCCACGCGGACCTCTCCGATCTTGCCGGCGAAGGACACGCTGAGATCCAGATGGAGGCCCGAGTTCCTGCCCAGATCTCCGCTGATGTCGCTGTTATAACCTCTCCATCCCGACGGACCGAGGAACACGGCGCGAGACTCGGCGAACTCCCCTACGGGGATGCTGTCGGGCTTCCCGTCGGGATAGGCGATCGGGCGGTACTCCTCCTCGTGGTAGATCCATATCGGCTCGAAGCTGGAGTCGATACCGGGACCGTAGTCGACGTTGGTGAGGGTATAGTCCAGGACATAGTAGGACTGTCCCGGAAGCGCTTCCTGTCCGTTCCATGAGCTCCTCTCCTGGAGCTCGCCTGTCATGATGCCGTTGCCCGTCTCCGTGGTCATCGCGAGGACTATCACTCCTCCGATGAACGCGAGGACGACGACGGCGAGGATGATCATGATCTTCTTCAAGCTCGTCATCGTCTATAGGAGAAGGTTCTAGGTTTTATTTGCTTGCCCTTAGGACGGTCTTCAGGACGCCGTCCCATGTCGATTCGATGCGACGGATGGCGTAGGTCGTCGGAGTCCCTGCGGTCCATCTCCCGTAGAGCGGGATGGAGTCTCCGATATCGATGGCAGGGTCTCCGAGGGTTTCGGTCTCGACCTCCTCCGAGATCAGGCGGGCCTTGAGACGGTTCAGAACCGCCTGCGCGCGGGCCTGCGTCGTTATGAGAGGGTTCCCGATGATCTGCAGGACCGACTTGACCTCTCCCGAGTCCTCGCGGAGGTCCTCCTGCGCGTAGCCCGACTGCGAACCCGATGCCCAGCCGATGACGATGACGTTATAGCGCGTGGCCTGCCTCGCCTTGGGATAGGAGAGGAGCCTCCGGGTCGGAGGGGACGGAGCCGTCCCCGTCGGCCACTCGGCCGTCACCAGAATCGACCCGTCGCGCTGAGGAAGAAGATAGATGCCGTATGCCTGCTCGATGCGGAGGAGGTCCTCCAGGCGCGTCGAATCGTCCGAGAAGGTATAGGACGCGTCGGGCATGATCTGCTCCGCCGACGATGCGATGGTGTGCGGGATGTCCATGTCCGTCAGAAGGGCCTCGATGGACGCTCCGAGGGACTGGCCGGCCGTGATGCTCCACGGCGTGGCGGTCTGGGAGAGGAACCATCTGACGTCGAACGCCGCGATGCGGATGCCCTGCTCCGTGGCGGTCCTCTCGCCGATGTAGTAGCGTCCGCACGGAACGGTCCATCTGCTCGCTCCGCTGACGGCGGTGAAGGCCAGCTGGACGGGAAGGCCGACGGCGTATTCCGAAATCCTCGACGAGGGGTTGTCCGTGTCGTAGACTCCGTCGATGTTGAGGATCGTGAAATCCATCTCCGACATGGGCAGGGTCTGCTCCGTCGGATCCAGCTCCTCGATGGCGGTCACCTCCTCCATGAGGGAGGAGTTGGACAGCGCGCGGGATGCTCCGAACTCCAGCTCGGCTATCCTGACATGCCTGTACGGTTCGGATATGGCCGTCACGGCGACGGACACCGTGCTATAGGTGCGGGCCTCCAGGACCTTGGCGACGCCGTCGGAGCATTGGAGGGAATCGGTCACGGTGGTCCCGTCCGCCGCCGTGAAGGTCGCGGAACCCGCCGTTATGGACGGGCCCGACGTGTAGATCGTGAGCGCGCTCGTGTGGTCCTTGGATAGCGAAACGGTCAGGGTCCATGAGATGGCTCCATCCGCGTCGCTGATGCCGGCGGACCATATGCCCGTCTCCCCCCAGCCCTCCGAGGCGGACAGCGGAGGTGCGGATGCCCCTCCAGATGTTGGGATGCCGTCCCCCTCGAAGGTCGCGAGGCCCTCGGTCAGCGAGTAGATGGCGTCGCACAGCTCGGACGTGTCCGAGAGCGGAAGCTTCTCCGCCGTGATGGCGGTGATATCGTCCGCGCTGGTCGCGTCGATGTGCTGGCCGACCGAGATGTAGGCGATGATGCGGGGACGTCCCTGCGCCATCGCCTGCGTGTAGCTGTCGTCCATCTCGTGCATCTTATCACAGCTGGATGAGGGTGAGCTTGAGGTCGTAGTAGCGGAACGTCGTGCCGTCGAACGGTCCGTAGGGGACGAGGTCCTCGGCGGACATGGTTCCGCGATAGAAACTCCCCGATTTGATCGTGTCGTCGAACGTAGACAGGAAGGTCAGATTGAACGCGCCGTCGTTGCTGTCGCCTGATGTGCGTGCGAGGATGGCGTTCTTCTCGCTCGCGGAGATGGCGTGCCATTCGACCGTAATCTGATACTTCGTGGTGATCCTCGACATCCATAGGTCTCCCTGGACGTCGCGTCCTGCGTTGTACAGCTCCTCCCGGATGGTCTTGTAGCCCATGTAGGCAGGCTCCGGGAGGGCCGTGCCGTCGATGCTCATGACGCTCATGCTATCGTCCCTCCTCTCCTCCTGCTCTCGGTCTGCAACGGCTCGTAGACGGCCCTGGCGAGCTTCCTGCCGTCGAGATTGACGGTCAGCTCCACGGGGCGGTCCTTGACTATGGTGCCCGTCGCCTGCGTCTCCGCGAGGACCTCGCGGAAGGCTGCCTTCATCGTCGACACGGGGGACACGACCTCATGCTCGCGGGTGTTGTCCCCCAGCATGTAGATCCCGGGGCTGTTGGGGCTTATGAGGCCTCCTCCTGCGAGCCCTTGGATCTGCGACATCAGATCCGCGATCTGCGATTCCAGCTGCGCCCTCGTATACTTGGCCAACGCTGATCTGTTGCCGTCGAGCTGTTGGATGGCTTTCCTGAGGGACTCGACCTTGGACTGGAGATCAGCCTTCTTCGCCGCATTCTCCTCCGCCTTCTTGGCGGCAGCTGCTTCATTGGCCTTTCTGATAGCCTCTTTCTGGGCCTCTTCGAACTCCTGTGCCTTCTTCGCGCTCTCGGCGGCCTCTTTGGCCGTTTCCGCCGAGATGTTGCCGATAATGTCGATGTCGCTGTTCTTGATCTGGTCCGCGATGTTCCCGATGCCTCCGGTCATCAGCTTCCCGGCTGCGATCTTCGCATCGGATTCCGTGGTGGCCTTGGTGTTGCCTTTCAGAGGGGTGTTGTCGAGCAGGGAGGAGTCCTTCTTGTCGCTCTTCCCCGTGACCTTGTCGACCGTGCTCTTCACGCCGTCCACGACGCTCCCGATGGCGCCCTTCACGCTGTCGACGAGTCCGCTCAGTCCGCTCTTCACCTTGTCGAGCGCCCCTCCGATTTTCTCGGATATCGCGGCAGGGAGTCCTGCCAGGGTGGACGTGAATCCGTCCCAGAGTCCTGCGAGCGTGCTCTTGATGGAGGCGAAGACGCTTCCCGCTCCATCGAAGACGCTCTTGATCCTGCCCGGAAGGCTTCCCATCGTGGACGTGAATCCGTCCCAGAGTCCTGCGAGGCCGGAGGATATGCTCGAAGGCAGGTCGCCGAGCGCATCGACGATCCTGCTCTTGAGGTCCTGCATCGTGGTGACGAATCCGTCCCATAGGCCTCCCAGCTTCGCAGAGACGCCTTTGCTCCACTCGGTAACGGATGATGCTAGACTTCCGAGCTTCGAAGGGATGCCTCCCATCGTCTGGACGAAGCCGTCCCATAGACCTCCTAGACGGGTCGCGACGTTTCCGCACCATGTGCCGATGCTCGTCGCGAGGCTTCCGAGCTTCGAAGGGATATCTCCCATCGTCTGGACGAATCCGTCCCATAGACCTCCTAGACGGGTCGCGACGTTCCTCCCCCAGGTGGCGATGGATGCCCCCAGCTCGGAGAGCTTCGAGGGGATGCTTCCCATCGTCTGGACGAATCCGTCCCACAGCTGGCCGAGCTTGATCCTGGCCTTGCCGGCGAAGTCGTCCACTCCTGCGGACAGCTCATCGAGCTTCTGCTGGCCCTTGGCGACCCACTGGCCCCATTTCTCGCCGAGCTTTCCGAACTCGGTCCCGACGTCCGCGAAGAACCTGTCCAGGTCCTCGCTGAACCCGTCCATCTTGGCCTGGGCCTTGGACAGCCAGTCGGCCCATCCGTCTCCGAGTCCTGCGAGCCACTGGTCGAAGCCGACGGAGAGCTCGTACAACTTCTGGTCGAACGGTGCCCAGAACTCGCCCCACTTCCGGGCCGTGTCCTTGATGCCGTCATAGATGCCTCCGCACCAGTCATCGAACCCCGAGGAGGCCTCGTGCAGCTTCTCGTTGAAGGGTTGCCAGAAATCCCTCCATCCCTGACGGAGCTCGCGGAACTTGGTCTTGACTCCTCCGACGAGGTTGTCGATCTTCGCGCCGAGCTCGTCCATGGCCTGCTGGCCCTGCTGCGTGAAGCGCTTCCAGCTGTCGGACAGGGAGTTCGTGTCCTTCTTGGTCTCCTCCAGATTGTCGTTGGTGTCCTTGGTCAGGTCCTTCGCATCGCGGAGGGCGTCGACCCACTCCTTGGTCTGCTCCGTGAGGGTCTTGAGGTCCCCTCCATGGGCGAAATGACCGCTCCCCCCCTCGGAGAGGGTGTTGAGCTTGTCGAAGCTCGCCAATCCCTGGGAGAGGTCCGCGGACATCTCCGCGGAGGATTCCGCTGCCTTGTCGAGAAGATCCACGATGGGACCGAGGAACGAGAAGATGTCCTTGAAAAGGTCCGCTATCCTGTCGACGATGACGGAGATGCCGTTGAGAAGGATGGAGGCCACGTTGAGGATGACCTTGACGGGTCCCGCGGTGAGCTTTCCGATGGAGGTCTTGAGCTTGGACACCGCGCCGTTGAACTGCGTCATCGACTTGGTGTAGCCCTTGGGGTCCGCCTTCTTGGCAGTCTCCTTCATGAAATTCCAGATCTTGGAGGCCGCGTCCTTGACGGCCGAGGCGGCGGCTATCGCGATGCCTGCCACTCCTGCGGCGGTGGCGAGCTTCATCGCCATGGAGGCCTTGGTGGTCTTGCCGATGCTCGATTCGAGCTTGCCCATGGCCTCGGCGCCCTGCTGGCCGATGCTCGCGAACTTCGGCGAGATCGAGCCCAGGATGGCGTTGAACGCCTGCATCCGGGAAGCGGATGCCGTTGCGCCTTCCCCGACCGTCTTGACGCCTTCCGCCGCCTTCTTGGCCTGCGTGCCGATATGGGCGGTCTCGTCGGCGGTCCTCTTGGTGCTCTCGGTCGCCTTGTCGACGGTCTTGGCGAGACGGCCGATCTTCTGCTCGAACTCGCTGGTATCGGCGACGACCTTGATCTTGAGTTCCTCGGACATCTCTCTTCATCATCCTCTTGAGCTTGTCCAGCTGTGCGAGCTGGGCGTTCATCTGACGGGCCTGCTCGGCCTGCTCCTCCCTCTCGCGCCATTCGCTGACGCTGTAGAACGGCCGGGAGACGGCCGATGCGTCGCCTCCTGCCAGGCATGTGCCTATGGAGGCGAAGATGGACCACGCGAGGGCTTCGAGGCTCTCGCGCGTCCTGTTCCTGCGGAGCCATGCGACCTCCCACACGATGCTCGGCGGAGTGTCGGGCGGAAGCCCTTCCGCATAGCGCACGAGGGAGGTCTGCTCCGTCAGTCTCTTTCCGATGTCGAGTCCGTAAACCCCAGGTATCTCGACTTGGAGAGGAGGTCGCCGATATCATCGATGTCGAAGCCCTCGTCCACGAAGGTCCTGTAGTCCGGGAATCCGAGGAATCCCACGAGGAGATTGAGGTCCGTGAAGCGGAGCCTGTCGATCTTCGCGATGAGGTCGAGGATACTCCAATCGGGATGCTCCTCCTCGTAGGCGCAGATCCTGTCGAAATCCAGCTCCACGTCCCTCTCTGCTCCGAGGGACGAGGTGACGACTGTCATTCCTTGCCCTCCGCGTCCCTCCACATCGGGTAGAGGGTCAGAGACTCGACGATCTGGACGGTCTTGCCGGGCATGAAGACGGCTCCTGTTCCGTCCTCGCGGGTGTTCCATCCTGCGAAGATCTTGCCCGCAGGGATGACGCCCTTGAAGTCGGAGATGGTGATGGTCTTGCCGGCGCGGACGGTGACGACTGTCATGCGCCTTCCTCCTGCGTGTCGTTGCCGTCGACGTAGTTGACCTGCTGGGATGCGTCGTAGTCGGCGATGGAGAGGGCGGACGTGGGGACCAGGGTGAGGATGAAGTCCTGCTTGCTGGAGACGGCTCCCGCTCCGAAGCGGTAGTTGAACTGCGCCTTTACGGTGACCTCCTTGAGAAGCTGCGCGTACACGATCTTCCAGTCGTAGGTTTCGTCCTTGTCCAGTCCGAGGATGAGGTCGAGATTGGAATTGGTGGCCCCCTTGGGCATCGCGTTCATCGTGAACTCGAGGTCCGCGGACCAGTCGGGAATGTCCTTGATGTACTCCTTCATCTCGCTCGTGAGATGGGTGACGTCGATCTTCTCGGCGCTCTGGCCGATCTCGGGGACGGCGGAGACCTCCTTGACCTCCGTCCATGTGTCCCCAGTCGCCTTGACGTAGAGGCGGATGCCCTTGGCGGATACTGCTAGGCTCATGCGATTCTCTCCTTATGAGTAGACGTTCCCGCGGATGTCCATCCCGCCGGAGACGATGATGGAGATGCGGTAAAGGTTGGTTGATTCGACGAGATAGGGTCCTGCGCTCGTGGCGTGGAGGTCCATGGACGCCATGGCGTCCGTGACCTGCTCCTCCAGAGCGTCCAGGGTCTCCAGGCTCTCGCCGAGGAGGTTTATCGAATAGGTTGATCTGACGGCCAGCTCGGAGCCGTCCCATGCGACGGTCTCGACCTGACGCGATAGGCGGATGACGAGCGCTGCCGTGCCCTTGACGGACTTCTGGGGCCATGCCCTGTAGACGCGTCCCTTCAGCGCGTCGATGGCCTCCAGACAGGCTATGACGGCCTCCATGGCGTCGATCATTCCATCGCCTTCCCGATGGCCCTGGCGAGGTCCCTGCGGAGGACGTCCTCCAGGTCGTAGACGGCAGGGCGGATGAACGGCTGGGCCTTCATCCCCGGCCACGATGCGTTGTAGGACAGGTCCTCGTTCGCGTGGCCCTTGTAGGACTTCCCCGAGGCCTCTCCGCGCTGGCCCGTACCGTGCTCGACGAACGGGCCGTACATCTCGCCTCCGCTCCTCCCCTTGCTCGAGGAGCGGGCGTTCGCTCCCATGGTGACGGTCACGGTATCCGCGTCCTGCGAGGTCTCCGCGGTGATGCTCTGCTGGAGACGGCCCGTCCTCACGGGGACGTGGCTGGAGGCGTAGGCCTTCATGGTCTCCGCGTGGACCTGCATCTGATGATAGACGGCCGTGCGGACCTTCTGCACCATGGCCTCCGTGTCGGGGGCCTCTATCTCGATGCGGATGCCCTCGCTCATAGCAGCGCTCCGACGGCGCAAACCGCGCCTTCGAAATCGGCCACGGTCAGGAGGCGGTAGGTCTTGGAGCCGACCTCGATGCGGTCGTCCTGCGCTATCGTCTCCCTCTTGGGGAGGTTGAAGCAGATGCGGAACTGGAGGTCCGGCTGGAGGCCGTCCTCCGTCGCGGTCTGAGTCGCGGAGATGGGCTGGATGGAGACGAACACTGTTCCTCCCCTCTCCCACGTCCTGCGGACTCCGTGCGCGTCGGGGACCTCCTTGGCATGGAGGATCCTCCCCATCCGTCCGGCGAACGCCATCGGGATCATCGGGAGGACCTCGGCCACATGGCCACGCGCCAGCTGTCCATCCTGCGGAGGAAGAGCTCCTGCAGGTTCTCCGCCTCGCGCTCCATCTCGCCGTCCTTCCCGCGCTTGAATCCCTCCAATCCGAGGTAGTTGAGCTTGGATGCGGCGATGTCGATGATGAGCGAGTCGACCGCCTCCCCGGGATCGCTCCTGCGGTTGGTGTACGCGAAGAAATCGCCCAGGGCCTCGTCCAGCATCTGGAGGAGGAGGTCGTCGGGCATGTGGGCGTACTGGGGCCTCATGCGGAGCTTGGGGAGACGGTCGATGGACGCCATGCGATCATCCTGTCGATGTGGTGATCTTGTAGGCGTAGGTGCCCGCCTTCTTGTTCTCCATGCAGATGGCGTCGTGGTAGACGTGGAAGCCGATGAACTCCCCGTCCCCGCGAACGTTCTGCTCCGCTGCGATGTGCTTGACGCGGATGGTGGAGATGCCCATGATGGTCTTGGGCGCGTGGATGGCGAAGCAGTAGCCCGACATGTAGGAGTCGGGGACGCGGACGATGGCGTTGCCGTCTATCTCGTCGACCTTGGAGACGAGGCTCCTCCCGGACGCCTTGACATCCTTGGACGCGGTGATCTCGCTGGAGGTGTCCAGGAGGTTGGCGTAGGTGTACGGAATGTAGATGGTGTTGCCCTCCTCGGATCCGAAATCGTTGCCGAGGGCCTTGAGTCCCGCGAGGATCTTGGTATAGATGTTGGCCTTGGTGAGCGCTGCTCCCGTCTCGCCTCTCTTGCTGGCCTCGTATCCGACGGTGCCGAGCTTGGCGAGCCTGACCTTGTCGAGCCTGGGGACGACCTGCTGTCTCGTGTACTCGGAGATGTCGTAGGCGATCTCGTCGACGATGCCTCCCTTGATGGAGTCGGTCCAGCCGATGTCGAACGCCTTCCCCTCGTCGTTGGCGAGGGTCAGGGACTGCCAGGTGACCACGGCGGAGCCGAGGGGATACTGGCCGTTGGTGCCCATGGCCTCCATGGGAGCGGAGGAGAAGTCGATGGTCTTGACCTTGACCTCGCCTGCGTTGCCGAAGGCCTGGACCAGCCTGCTGTCGGCGGCCATGGACGCGGTCTTGGTCTCGGTCGCCACGATCTCGTCGGCGAAGTCGACGATGTAGTCTATGCGGGAGGGGATGGTGTTGGCCTCCATCACGCCTCCGGCGGAGTATTTCGTTGCCATGTGGGTTCCTCCATGCGGAGGGTCACTTGAGGCCCATGATCTCGCGGAGATGCTTCAGGTCGGAGGGTCCATCTGGCCCTGCCGGCGCTCTCGGCGCTCCTGCGGATCCGACGCGCTCGGCGTACATCCTGTCGGCCAATGCCTTCGAGGCCTTGACCAGGGCATCGATGTTTTTCGCCATCACGTCGTCGTCGGCTCCCATGACGGTCTCGGCGAGGGACGGGTCGAGGTCGGCCTCGGCGAGCCTGCGCTCGGCCTTGGCGACGCGGAGGGCATGCTCCGCGGTCTCCGCTCTCTGGAGGAGGGCTTTCGTCTTCTCCTCCTCCTCCGCCTTGTGGCGGGACTCGTCGTCCATCCGGGACATCTCCAGGTCGCGCTTGTGCCTCTTCTCGAGGCTGTCCATCTCCTGGGCGTGCTTCGCGTCCCTCTCCGCGAGTCTCTCGGAGATGATCGCGTTGATCTTCTCCTGCTGCGCGTCCGAGAAGGTGATCTTTTCGCTGGGCGCTTCCTGTCCTGTCGTCTGGTTGCTGTCGTCGGCCACGGTTAACCCTCCGTTATGGTAGGGTTTACGTGCATCTGACGATATTTAAGGGGAATTCGTGTTTATTCGTCGGTCTGCTTCTTGAACCTCGGCTCCGGGGGACCGTACTTCTCGCGCCATTGGGCGTAGGTCATGCGCTTCGGGACACGGATGGTCCTCCCGTTCTCGTCCCTCGCGGACCTCTGCATGCGGTCCGCGATGTCGTCGTCGAGGACGTGATGGATGGAGCACCGGCAGTTGGGGTGGAACGTCGGGCGGGGGGCGCCGGGGTCGTCCGTCCTGTAGATCTTCCCGTCGTACTTCCCGCAGATGGGGCAGGTCTTCTCGTCGAGGACGCATGTTATCTCGTACCGCTCTATGCCGAGGTCCTTGAGGGTCTTCAGCTCGGCATCGGACGCCGCCTGCGCCATGGTGGTCCTCACGAGACGGCGGGTCTTGTAGGTCTCCTTGCCCGTATCGACGGCGAGCTTCCCGGCGATGTCGTCGAACTGCTCGCCTGCGAGGATGCCCTCGGAGATGCGCGTGCGTGCGGTCTCCAGCTCCTCGGCGGTGAACAGCTTGACCTTGAGGTAGACTCCGATCTCCTCCTGTGTCGCCCGGAGCTGGGGCTTGTTGGGGAGGCTCCAGTCGATGGCGACGCCCGCCTCCTTCTGGACGTGGAAATTGGTGCGTGCGGTCGCCTCCTCCGTCACGCGGTCCACGGCGGGGGAGATGCGCTCCATGACCTCCTTATGGAGCGCGTCCCCGTTCATCTTGGCCGACTGCTTCAGGGCCTCGGCGTTGTCCATCCTGTGACGGTAGGATTTGGAGGAGAGGCGCACGAGGGCCTTCCTGAGGTCCGCGCCCTCGTAGGTCCGCTTGGCCCTCTCTATGAGCCTGCGACGGACCGCCTCGGTTATCGGTTTGGACATGATGCGCTCGGCCTCCTCTCTCGTCAGGCCCCCCTTGATGAGGAAGGTCGAGAAGATGGCCTCGGCATCGCCCTTCAGCTCGTTCACCGCGTCGATGGTGGCCCTTGCGATGCTCTTCGCGATCTTCGCCGTGTCCCTCTGATAGGCGAGGACCGCGCGGAGCATCTCGGCCTCCTTCTCGGCCTTCGTGGTCATTCGTCGTCCTCGTCCTCGTCGGGGGCCTCCTCCTCGTCGAGGATGCCCTGCTCCCTCGCCATCTGCTCCAGTCCCGTCTGGCGCTGGTCCTCCATCATCATACGGTCGCGCTCGTCGTCCGCCTGCGCCTCATCGTCGAGGCGCCTCTGCTCCTCCTCTATGTCGTCGATGTAGGGGCAGTTCTCCATCATCGTCTTCCGGGACAGGGTGCCGTTGGACAGGTAGATCTGCATCGTCTGCGCGTCGTAGCTGTTGTCGTTGGGGAGGTTGAAGCGGAACGTTATGCGGATGTCCTCGCACTGCGCGCCGTCGGGTCCGAAGAGGGCGTAGGAGTAGAGCTTGCAGCGCCTGAGGAATCCGCGGTTGAACTGGGAGATGAACGACTGGGCGAGGTTGTTCAATGCCATTAGCTTGTACTTGATGGCGACTCCGCTGGCGTTGGCTGCGAAGTTCTCGTCCGTCATGTCGGGAATGCCCGAAACCTTGTGCATCTGGCCGTTGATGTAGTCCACGAGGATCTGCACGCTGGCCTCGTCGAATGTCTTGGTCAGGAAGGACGCGCTGGCGTCCCTCGGGATGGCGAGGGTCTTCTGGTCCTTCAGACGGCCCATGTTCTCGTCGATCTCCTCGTCCGTGTCTCCGAGGGCCACGCCCTGGAAGAGGAGGAGCGCGTCGGCGAACTTGTTCTTATCCTTCACACGGTCGTTCAGGACCTCGTTGAGGGCCCTCTGGAGGGGGAGGATGGGTTCGAAGTCCCCGATCATGTCGGGGTTGTTGCGGAACTCGGTGACGGGCACGCGGTCGAAGCCGTGGGGCCTGCGCGTCCCGGGGACCTCGGTCCACGAGCCTCCGTAGTCGCTGTTGAGGACGAAGCGGACCTGCTCGTGCTTGTCGTAGACGTCCAGATAGTGATGCTCCACGCGCTGATCGTCGACCTCGACGTAGTGGATGGCTCCGAAGACGCTGTCCGGGTCCAGGGTCTCGTCGTAGGCCACGAAGCCCTCCAGGGGGGACAGGGCGACGCTCTTTGGGGCTACCGTCATCTGCCCGTCCTCCGTGAAGGTCTGCTCCAGATATGCGACCTCGAAGGCCATGCCGAAGCGGGAGCAGTAGGCGGTCAGCTCCTGATCCAATTGGGGCTTGACCTGCAGCTTGAAGAGGTCGAGGATGGTCTGCGCCTTGGCGTCGGTCTCCGGGGCCGTGTAGGTGGGCGGGATGCCCGCGAGATAGGCGCTCTTGGTGTCGGCGATCGTCTTGCAGTTGTTGACGACGTAGTCCTGGTCGTCTCCGACCTGCCCGGTGTAGTATGCGCGCTCCAGTGCGCGGAGGCGGTCCCTTCTCGCCGTGAAAAGCTCGAAGGCGTTCTTGATGCTCGTGGTCGTGTAGTCTTTCGGTACTCTGATGATGTCTCTCATGCTCTCACTCTCGG